CTCCTTGTCTGTTTCGACGAGGATGTTGGAAACTTATGTCTGCTTTAGAAGTGGTGGGCGACCCTGGAATCGAACCAGGCGTGCGTCTCCGCGAGGGAGTTACAGTCCCCTCGCATCTAAAGTCAAACAAGGCCCCAACGCCTCGTTGACCTCTTAATGAATCAACGGACATCCCCTGTCAACCCCTTGGCAGGCAATTAGTGACTGAAAGAGACAATAGAACACCTTATGTCCCCCTATAGAAGGGAAGAAAGCGGAAGTACCAACGACCTCTGCTCTATAGTCGCCTATAGATTACATCCTCCACGACCACACAAAGAACACAAACAAAAGAACTTGAGTAACCTTAGTCTATATAGACTGAGGTACTTGAGGCGCGAGAGTCGATCCCATGATCCGAGGCCCAACCCTCGACCGTTAGGCGATCCTCTCGCAACTAATAACAAAGACAAAAGATCGGGAGTTACTAAAGATGCTAAAGAAACTGAAAGAGATTATGTGTCGCCTCATCGAAGGCCTAAGAAAGATCGTGGGTAGACTTGTCGCTGCTTGTGTTGCCGTCTGGATCTGGTGTTGGTCTTGGCTCTCGAAGTCGGGCTGATTGTTCTATTGTTTGGCTGTGTCGTGTGGCACTGGCTGCGCTTTGTGTTCTATGAGCAGCGAGAGGGCGAGAGACGTAGGCACGAGAGGCGACGAGAGAGGCTGAGGCATCGTGGGCCACCTTGGAGTGATCCGAGGGTCTGATGAGGCTGTGAGTGACTGTGAGTGGCTTTGGTCCCTATCTGTATCAAAAAGAAAAAGCCTTCAGCCAGATAAGTTTCACTAATGGCGCTAATGTCTAGCGATGCAACCATTGCATCCCCCCAGTATCGTTGGGGATATTCTGTCCCCTGTCAAAGAACACCAGTAAAAACAGAGGCTTAGTGGATCGACCTATAAAAAATTAGGTTCCCTAGCCAAAATCAACCCCCACGCACCAACGAAAAAGATCAATTTCAAAAAGTAGACTAAAGGTCGGCGTTGTTGTTGTTGTAGTCCGTCCTTTTAAAGCAGCGGCTACTTTTGAAAACAAAAGGAACTTTAAGATGGGCTTAGAAACAGCAGCCACTATTGACCAACTGAACACTTCGAACCCTGTCGCCACAGACGGCTTGGGGCAAGCAGACGACCACATACGTCTCATCAAGTCAGCGGTAAAAACCACGTTACCAAACGTAACCGGAGTCATCAATTCGTCACACACAGAACTCAATGTTCTCGACGGCATTACCTCTACAACAGCAGAACTTAATGTTCTCGATGGTATCACAGCGACTACAGCGGAACTCAACTACACCGATGGCGTCACCAGTAACATCCAGACACAGTTGGACACCAAGATAACTGGGGTAGTCGCAGGTAGCGGATTATCGGGCGGTGGAACCTCTGGATCGCCTACTTTAACACACGCAGACACTTCCAGTCAGGCAAGTGTCAACAATAGCGGACTGACGTTTATACAAGATGTAACGGTAGACACCTACGGTCACGTCACAGGGTTGGCTTCTGGGACAGTGGCCCTTCCTACTGCTAAAGCCTTCGCTGAGTCTTATGTGACTTACAGTGGTGGTACTACTGCAACCCAAACAGACAGTTATGGTTTCGCTTCTGCAACTAGGTCAGCGGTAGGCGACACTGAGTTTGTGTTTAGCACTGAGCAAGCGGACACAGATTACATTGTTGACTCTCATATGCAGAGTCTACTCACATCTGATGGTCGCTATCAATGGTGGCTTATTGCAAAGGCAACTACGGGTTTTACTGTAAGATATAGGTTCACTACTCTCTTTGCTGCAGACGTGGATTTATGGGTAATGGCAAGGCGCTTAACATAGGTCTCGATGGAATATGGTCGAGCGCGTTAGAACATTTTTAGATGACTGGAAGATATGGCCTCGGTTCATGATGGTTGCTTTTACAGTCATGTCGTGGAGGGTGGTGGAGTGGTTTATGAACCTTCCGGACCCTAACACACAACAGTCAGCCCTAGTATCAGTCGTAATGGGATCCGCTACAGGAGCCTTCGCCATATGGATGGGAAAGGAAGCATAAGTCATGTTTAGTGCAATAATCTTCGCTTGTTCGCTCCATGTAAGCGAATGTCAAACCATATCGCACCCAAGGATATTTACAGATAAAAAGGCGTGTATGACAAATCTCAGCGTTGGTGTCGTAGATGTCCAAATGCAAGGATGGCGGATAGAACAGTTTACTTGTTACGAGTGGGCAAAGGAAGTCTAGCAAAAGAAAACTATTAGAATGGAGGAGGGTGTAGTGCCTAACTTACCAGTCCGAGGACTAGGTTCTGTAGGTGTGGTCACTGACGTTGACCCCTACAACCTACCGATCAACGGCTTCACTAGAGGCAAGAACGTCAGGTTCCACGAAGGAAAAGTGACCCACGGTCCAGTCTTTAGAGACGTCAGTCCAACCAGTACAATAAGCAACCCAATTTTTGCCTATGGCATACAGTCAGCCACAGGTTACGATACTGTCCTGTTGATCGACGATACCTTCCAGATCAAAGAGTTGAGTAACGGTGTGTTTACGACACGACATGCAGCCACTACGCAATCACCTCTACATGAAGTAACAGCGACAACTTTAGCAAATGTCATCTATGTAAACCGCAGTGACCAGATCCCTTTGCATAGGACTTCTAGTAACTCTAGTTTCACAGACCTGCCCAACTGGCCCTCGACATACAGAGCAAAAGCCCTCAGATCTTTCGGAGACTTCCTGATTGCATTGAACACTACAGAAGGCGGTGTCGATCATAAGAACAGGGTCCGCTTTAGTACTACAGCATTGTCGAACAATGTCCCTACTACTTGGGACGAAACAGACACTACAGAGTCGGCAGGTTTCAACGACCTTGTACAGATGAAAACATCTATAGTTGACGGTGCTACCCTTGGATCGAACTTCTTGATCTACTCGTCTGACCAAGTGTGGATGATGGAGTTTGTTGGTGGTTCGTTCATCTTTAACTTCCGCAAACTATTCGACGACGCAGGGGTTATGAGCCAAAACTGTATAGTTGAGGTAACAGGCAAGCACTACGTTTTTGACTTCGATGATATCTATATCACCGATGGCAACACTAGGCAGTCTATCTGCGACGGTCGGGTCCGGGACTACATCTTTAACGGCATTGACTACAACAAACGAGGCGAGTGTTTTGTGTTACATAACGCTAACCTTGAAGAGGTATACTTTTGTTATCACTCCGGTGACGACCTTGCTGTATTCGAAGACGGAGACAAGTGTAATCGAGCAGCCGTCTACAACTACAAAGAGGATACTTGGACCTTCCAAGATTTACCCAATGTGGTGAGTGGAAGTATTGCTAACATTTCGTCAGCGGAATCCTATAGTTCAGTCAGTTCTAACCTAACCTACGATAACGCAGGTGGTACTTACTTGAGCCAAGAGTCTGAGTTTAAACGCCACGCTCTGATGGTATCCAAGTCAACAACTGGTGTCTCTAGGTCTACAATGTATGGTCTCGATTTGCCGGACCTTGGATCTTTAACTGAAGCGGCAGATACTACCGTAAGTAAACCTGCGTTCTTAGAGAGAACAGGTATAGATCTGGATGAACAGGGGACGCCACTATCAGGCTACAAAGTGATAAATACATTCTATCCTCAGATGAGCACACCTAATGCAGATGGTAACTTTGAGTTTACATTTGGAGCGGCGGATATACCGACGAACACTCCAAACTATGAGTCAGTAATAACCTTTGACTCGAATGTAGAGTACAAAGTCGATACTCGGATCTCAGGCAGATACCTCAGTTACAAATTAGCATGTCCTACTCTTAAAGACTTCTCTTTTTCGGGTATGGACTTGGATGTGATTGTTACAGGTAGGAGGTAGTTTATGGCTCTCTCTGACTTACTAAACGTCTTGGTCAAGAATTATGTTCGAAGGCCAACGCCAACAATAAACGAAGATCAACTAGGTCCTTACGTCCAAGATCAACTGAGAGAAATAGAGACGTCAATAAGGACACTAACCGACGCAGCAATAAGTGTGACAGACCAAGAGCCTGAGACTAAACGTAAGGGCATGGTTCGATACGCAATATCGCCATGGGATCCCCTCAGTAACGGTTACAGTGGTTTAGTTGTTTACGATGGAGCCAACTGGAGATCCATCGACATAACATAGAAAGGAATTTTAATATGTGGGGCGCAATAATCGGCGGCGCTATGGGCCTTATGGGTGCCAACAGTCAAGCCAAAGCACAGGACAGAGCCAACGCCGCCAATATGGCATCGTTCAACATGTACAGACCCTACGTTGAGCCTAACTTAGCCGCTGCAGATACCGCTTTAGGCGGAGTATTAGACACAGGTAGTTACCAAGGTCAAACTTACGCAGGACCTAATCAGTTCAACAGAGGCACAGCCAATCAAATGGGCCAGTTTGGTCTTGGGATGCAAAACAGTGGTTCCGATATCATGGGC